TGCCTCCTTTACGCTGCCAAAGCAATTTTAGCACACCTATCATCGGGATGTTTCTTTAGGTGTTTTTTAAGTTTACGAGTTTTGTTTTTTTCTCTCGTACCTAACAGGCGATACTGTTTACACTCCCCAATATTGCGAGTATACTTACGAGAACCCCTTTTCCCTCCTTTGTGTAGCGGCATAGCTGCCTCCTTTTCGGTTCAGACAGAATTAACCTTTTAATTTCCAATTCTGTCCGTTATACTAAGTCTATCGTCCTAACCGCACTCGATATCTCTAACGTCAACGCGCTTTTTAAAGCGTCATCAACCGCACCCGTGATTGAGAAGTTCGTAACGAAAGCCTTGAAGTAAAACGCCGTCGGCTGAGTCTGTGCGAAAGTCGAGGAGTCCGTGAGTTTAATGTCGAAGTTCGTCAACGTCCTCGCCGCCCTATCATCTTTAAGAGCCAGGTGTAGGGCCGTAGCGTCCGTGTTGAAGTTCACATCCATTGTAATCTGACCTTCGTCCGGCAAGCCCATTAACTTCTCTTTCGCCGTAGAGCCTAAGTGGGTTATGTCGATAATGTTAGCCGACCCCGTAGGCCCGTTGAAGTTCGTGACTTCTCCAATGGCCTCAAACTCATGTCCTGTCAGGCTTACGGTAATACCCGAGGACTGCCCTACAACTTCTTCATAGACTTCCATCACCGTAGCCGCTACTGAGGCTATCGTGAAGACTCGGGTTGAATTCGCCGTGGAGTCGGTTTCCAAACGCATACCCGTAGTAAAGGCAACGCCCGCCGTGAAATCCGCACCAGCGGTATTCGTGATCGTGTCATTGCCAAGACCTGCTACTGTAGTAAAGACGAGCGTGTCCGCCGAGGTCGAGCCCGTTGAGCCCGCAGTCGTGGATTGCCGTCTTATTTGTACTCCTTGGGACTCTAAAGCCATAATGCCCTCCTTATCGTGTCAGGAATGGCCCTCAGAAGCGTGCATTCTTCGCTGGCTGGCCGTTTCCCGAGAAACCGTACTTAGTTAGTGGTAAACGTCAAAGGCCCGTCTATCTCGATTGTGACGCTTGCCGTGAGTTTATCGTCAACTGCGCCCGTAATCGAAAAGCCCGTCACAAAACCGTCACCGTGGAAGATGGAAGACGAGGCATCTGTCAGCCCTATCGCCACCTTTCTCTTAGTCCTGGATCGCCTGTCAGCCTGAAGGGCTATCTGTCCAGCGTCCGTTGAAAGAAAGTTGACATCAAACGTAACTTGTCCCTCATCCGGGAGACCCATGAGTTTTTCCTTCGCCGTGCTTCCGAGATGAGTAATGTCGATTATATTAGCCGAGCCAGTGGGACCGTTGAAGTTCGTGACCTGATTGACTTCCTGTGCCGTAGAAAAGCCAGTCGTCTGAGACCAGAAAATTTTAACTCCTTGAGCTTCTAAAGCCATTGTATTATTCCCCCTATCATTTTAAGTTATCCCGGCGTAAACCCTCTCGCGGAGGCAGTCGAGCGAAAGGGGCCCGAGCCGCCGGGGATCATTCACGGTTCCAAACACTGAAGTCCATTGAAACCCTGAAATACATCTCATCCTCTTCATGTAAATCCGTATCTGATAATAGTACCGCCTTAAAGTCTATCGCTCCATCCATTACCGTATGTATATTGTCAGCTATAGTCTTCACCGCTGAATACGAAGTCGAGTAAGCATCTATCTGTATCCTCGGATTTTCAAGATTATGGTAGCCGGATAGTCCGTTCTGCTGACCGCCGCTTATTCTCTGATAGACGGCGAAGGGCGGGACTACGTTCTGCGGTCCCTTTACCGGGTACACCCTTGTCGATATGGTTCCAATTAAAAGAGTCGAAGCCGTTAGTAAAGAATATATCTCCTCCTCGACTGCCATTAGCCCCTCTTATATTTTTTAATGCCTTGTGCCATGACCAATCGCATAGTTCTAATAACTTGTGCAACATTGGCATCAAGGGCTGGACGTAAATGGGGTTTACCCGCAACCCACTTACCCGTGAAACGACCCCTACGCCTACGTCCTTGATTGCCTGTATAAAATTCAGTCTTGCTTGTTTTGACTATCCTATGTCCTAACTCCACAAGGCGACCATACCACGCGCCCTTGCCGTGAGTTACTATGTCTGTTATTTCGTCTTTTGGGCCCCTCTTTTTTCTCTCAATTTTGATATTCTTTTTAAGATTACCGGGGGCATTTGGATACTCCATGCCCTCCCACCCCTTTGTCCTCTTAGGCGCACGGGCCTTAGCATCTTTTTGAACTACCCTTGCCGCCTGCCTTACGGCACGGCTCATAACCCTTCGTTGTAACTTTAAAGGTAATCTCGCCAACTCCTTATCGAGTTCATTAAAACCCTTAGTCTTTATTGTTATTGCTTCAGCCATTACGTTAATACCCTCATACACTGCAATTCCGTCCAGCGGTTTCTGTGTTCTATATTAATTACGGCTTCAATATCGTATTCCTCGCCGTCAAATATTACCCTCATTTTAGTAGTTACGCCCTTTACAAATCTCATACGGAAAATAAAGTCAACCCGTCCCGTGGTCTGTTGTGCTGATAAAGACTCGCTACCCGAACGGTGGTCTACCTCACACCACCTATTAGCTGCAAAACTTACCCAATTCCTGACGGGCTCCCCAAAACTATTTTGCGTCTCGACAACTTCTTGAATATCAATTTTCTCACGCATCGGTCCTATCATGTCGCTACGCTTATAATTGTATACCTATCAAGCAATCCGTCGACATTACTCCGGGGTAATACCGTAATGGATTGACGACCAGTTCCCTGAACTAACGGGTCCCTATTCTCATACATTCCCGCGACATCCATTTTTATCCAATTCAGGATACCCGTAGGCACCGGGTTAGCTGCCGTATAACCCGCTGCGAACTGGATCGTCACCGCTTTTCTCTGGTCCCTGATATCTGCCGGCCATTCATTATCGAATGTCGGATAAATACGACCTGGTTCACTATCAGGGTCAACCGTAAATACTGTTGAGCCTATCGTCGTCGTATCCCCTGCCGTCGTATCCTTGACGTAAGTTATAACGACATCTGCGGACACCGTGGAAAGTGGAGGCAGGGGGAGTTCTATGACATGGTTAATACTCTCGAAGCGGTCAAGAAATAAACTATAAGACGAAGTGACAAGAGTGCGTCCCGTGATTGTCTCCGCCCTCCTACGAGCTACACTTATGAAATCCTCAATAAGACCGTCCTCAGCCGTCGAGTCCGTAGACTCCATCCTTAGGAAGACTTTAGCTTCTCCCAGGGTTACGGGCTCAGCCGTGGACTCGCTCGTCTGGACAAGAAATCTATTGTCTTTTCCGTGGTGATGATGGTGGAATGGCATTACTTATCCTCTTTGTCGTCCTTGTCCTTGTCTATTGGTATGACATTACACGGCTTGTCCGGTTTTTTTACTTCTGCATTCTCAACGCACCGCTTGAACATCAGTCCAGCCTCAAGCGCGTCGCCTCCAAAACGGTAATTCCTTATCATCTCCAGCATAATGGTTTTCTGTTCCTGGCTGTCTAAAATCATTTCTGCCTCCTTAGAATTTATGTATAGTTACTGATATGCTTATGTGGGTTATATTCGTTCCGTCGTCAAGACCTGTAACGCCTACCCATACTATATCGTTTTCCGCAAGTGCTATTATTGCATTGCCGGAAACATTCTGTTCCGAGGCCGCCCCGAGAAAATCATGGTTAATATGGGAGTCATTCTGTTGTACAGCATTTTTAAATAAATGCCACTCGAACTCTTTATTCGCACCCCCTGAACTGGCATTAATTGTATAGATAGATATGTAATCACCATCTCCGCCTGCGCCGACTATAAGATGACTTCCTTGATACCAATCACCCGTTGCGTCGTCGCCGTCGTCAGAATGAGTTATCTCAAAAGTATCGTCCGCTTTATTTTGAACGGTAAAGACCCCATTGTAATTAGTCGTGCCGGATATGCTGATTACTTCTCCATCTTCAAGACCGTGACCGACATCGCCTACGGTAACATTCCCACCAGCCGCATTTACAAAGGAAGCTATCGGGCCCGTACTCCCCGCGTCAAAAGTAAAGTTGCTTAAAGTCCCTGCGATTAGCCCTCGTGCGCCTATTGGGGTGTCCTTTTCCCCGATAACAGTGGGGTTTGCATCATTTCCATGCACGTTCATGGCGGCGTAGTGGTCTGCGCTTAAAGACACCTGATGCTCTATCCCGGCCCCGTCCTGAAAATAAAACTTATTGTCGGACTTGGGATAAATCGCACCACGAGTGCCAACTGATGTAGGAGTTGTTATTTCTTGTAGGCTTAGAATATCGCCGGGAATTGTTTTATCAGCCATGTCCTCTCCTATGGAAGTTGACTATACAGTGTCGCCAATTCTGATTTTAACGTATCGTAGTCTCCCTGCAACTTCGTCTTTTGAGCTACCGTAAGAGGTACATCGTCCAACCCCGGAGCAGTTATTTTATCTATTGCTCCCGTCCCGACAACCCGATAAAGGTCATTCACCTTTCCCTGTATTTCTGTAATGGTTGCTAATATAGCTGGAAAATCATACGCCATGATTATCTCCTTATGTCGTAGATGGGCTTAACGTCATATAGTAAACCGTTACTTCTAAAATACCAGCCGAAAAGTCAGCCGCACCGCCTACGGCAGTCAACACAACATCCGTTACTGAAGTGTAGTAAGGTACGCTCGCTATTGTGAAATCAGCAGGACTCGTATCTGCCGAAAGTCCTATTGCATCACCCCATCTATCGACATCTGTCCCATCTCCCACTTGGTAAGTAGTTGCACCTTCTACCGCTGTCGTGTTGTGAATAACCACTCCGAGTATCATTCCGACTGGAAGGAAGTTTGATATTGTATGTGTATTCCCG